TTATGCCGATGAACACTCGGGATCAAGGCCCTCGGTGTTTTCGGTACAATCAGAGTACAACTTTGTGCGCTCCAACACCGCGACCGCTTCCGCGTGTTGCTCCGGCGCGAGGTGCGCGTAACGTTCGGTCTCTTTAATGCGAGAGTGGCCGAGCAGCTCCTTGACGACCTGGAGCGATACACCTCGTTGGACAAGCCTCGAGGCGAACGTGTGTCTCAAGTCGTGCACCCGGATCTCCCTCATCCCTGCCAGCCGAAGACGGCTCCGCAGCCGACGCAAGATCTTGTTGGTCTTGTACGGCTTGCCTTCTTCTGTCCACACCCAATCCCCCGCGAGCAAGGTCTTGGCGCGTTGCCTGGTGAGGATCTTCGCCACGCGCTCGGTCATGGGGATCATGCGGTGCTTGCGGTTCTTCGTCGGGCCGAGCTTTCCCTTGCTCGTGAGCGAGTGCTTGACCCAGATCTGCTTCGCCTTCAGGTCGATGTTCCCCCATGTCATAGCGCGGATTTCTCCGTCGCGCATGCCCGTGTCGAGCGCGATGATGATCATGCAGTCTCGATCAAGGGTGTCATCGAGCTGAGCCTCGAGGCGATCCTGTTCGTCTTCGGTCAGATAATCCCAGGGCTCCTCTTCCTCCGGTGGGAGCCTCTTGAGGGTGGGGACGAGCGTGATCATTCCCCACGACTTCGCGACGCCGAGGATCTGGCTGGCGATGCGTGTCGCGGCGTTGATATACTCGACGCTCAGATCGGCTTCGACCATGTCGGCCCGCCAGTGCGTGAGCTTCTGAACGTCGATTTGATCGATGATCAGGTCTCCCAGGGTTGGTAGAATTTGGTTGTCGAGCACAGAGCGGTACTTGGCGACGGAGCGGTCGCTGAGCTCCACTTTCCAGACCACACGCTCCACCTCGCGAGCGAAGGTCTGGAGGGTGGGGAGCGCTCGGGTCTCCTCTCTCAAGCGTATCGGGTCGCTGTAGATGGCCAGCATCTCTCGGCCCCACTTCTCGGCCCCACGCCGCGTTTGAACCGGACTCTTCTTGCGGAAGGTCCGGTTGTTGCGCGGGTTGTCCGGGTCGGGATAGCGAAAGTACACCTCCCAATACCCGCGTTGTGGGTGTCGTCTTGCTTCCATGAGTTACCTCGTGTGTTGAGGCGGCTCATCCTGTGAGCCTTGGAGGTTAGCGCGACCAGGTGATCAATGCGACCTTCGAGTATCTCCAGACACCGCCGACCTTGCGCGCGCTCGGCACCTCACCCTCGCGGGAGAGCTGACGCAGACCTTGCTCGCTCATGTTGAGGAGTGCGGCCGCGGTTCGACAGTCGATCAATTCCTCATCGACATTGGAGGCGTTGCCGAGCTGCGCGCGCAGGCGTTCATTCTCGCGCGCGAGCTCCACGATCTGCTCGGCCTGCTTCTCGACGATGGACGCCAGATAAGGTGCCTCGCTATTCATCGTTCGGCCTCCTCCAGCTTGGCAATCACTGCTTTCAGCCTGGCGATGCGTTCGGAGGGCCAAACCGCGCCTCCCTGAAGGCGCCTCTCCAGATCTTCGATCTCGTCCTGGATAAGCTTGGCAGATGGCGTCGTGGTGTAGGTGATGGCGGTGTCCACCTCCAGCTTCGACGGTATCCAGCAGCTCTCGCACTCGTATGTGCGCTCGCGGTCGTGCTCCCACGAATCGGTGTTGACGATGCCGCAATAAGGACACCTGATCTCATCGCCCGAATGCTCTTCGTATTCGCTCATCGGCCTGCCTCCCTGTCTTGCTCCTCGACAACCTCTTGCCATCGGCGGACGTGCTTCGTGGCGTGCTCGAGGTCCCAGCATCGGTCGTCCGGGTCCGCAAAGTCCTCGGTCGCGCGGAGGGCATAAGCAGTGGCGATCTCGTTTTCCAGGTCAGCCAGTCGATCCAACCACTGCGCGATTGTCCCACCGGCTTCATCTTCGCCGCGCTCATGGTGCTCCGGCGTGTCGGTTTCCTCGATCGTGAGCTCGCGCTTGGACTCGAGTTCTTTGATTCGCTGGTCTTGCCGTGCGACGAGGTGCGTGAGCTCTTCGTCGTAGTCGAGGAGTTCGCGGACCTTCTCGACCGCGGACCTCTTGTCATCGGAACCGTACCCTCGCCGCTCGCACTCGCGGTGTACGGCGAGCAGGTTCTCGCTCACACGCTCGAGCTCGCGCCTGACGTTCGGGAGTTTGGCCGCGTCTTCGGTGAGTTCCTTGAGCTGCCTGTCGTAGTGGTTCTCGATGCCCTGGCACGCGGCGTTCACATAATCGACCAGATCAGCATCCCACCAGCCATCATCGGAAACGTCGTATTTCTCCATGAACTCGAGCGCGGCCTGCTGCATCGCGTAGAGATTCGCGTGTTCACGGAACGACCGCTCGACGAGTTGTGCGATGCGTTGATCGATCGGCGTGTCCTTGCCTGCGAAATCGCCGATGGGTTCGAGCGCTTCCTGAATGCTTGCAAGGGTGGCTTCGGCCGCCGCAGCACGTTGCGCCCATGTCAAGCGAGTCTCGCGCGCAACGTTGTAGCAGGTTTCGAGCTCGACGATCTTCTCGCTCACAAGCTCGAGCTCGCGCTTGATGACTGGAAGTTCGCCTGCGTCTTCGAAGGCCGCCTCGATCAACTCGCACATCTCGCTGACGCTGAGCTCGTCGCCACCGAACGCAGTGTGACGCGCTAGGACCTCGCCGATCTTTTCGAGCGCGTCTCTCTCCTTCGCGATCTGCGCGATTGTGGCCTTGTGCTTGGCTGCCTCTTCACGCGCGGCGATCAACGCGGTCTCGAGCGTGGCGATTTGCGCGTTCTCCTTTGCGGTCTCTCGTTTTGGCGCCTTATCCGGGCCGGTGGGCTGCTCGTCTTGGTCAGGCTTGAGAGGCTCCCAGGTGGTCCCAGGGGCGAGCCGCCCGAGCGACCTGGCGCGCGGATCCGCCTCCACCCCTTCGAGGTCTTCTGGCTTCGCGGTTTCGTAGTGTGCCCACTGCGCTGTGCCGCTGCTAAATCGGTACTGGAGCGTTCCGTAGGGTGGCGCGCCTGGCAGCATGGAGAGCGCGCGGATGGAGCTCCACTCCCACTCGGGATGCTCGGCCTGCGTGGTCTCCTCTTGTTTGGTCTTGGTCATGGTCTCCACCTTGGCTTGCGTTGTGTTCTTGTATCGTTGCTCGCGGATCAGCCGCTTGACCTCGGCGATGCCCATCCCGGTCGCCGCGGCGATCTCGTCGATCTCCCAGCCCTCGTCGAGCTGCGCGAGGATGTCGGCGCCTGTCCACCTCATGCCGCTGCCCTCCCGTCGAATGCGTCCTGGTCGAAGGTGTAGATGTACTCAGATCGGCCCACCACGAGTTCGTTGTCGTTGGGGAGGCGCTTCGAGAGCCATGTGTAGATGTCTCGGCTTGCGTGCGCCTTCATGGTTTCGACCTCGCGCCCGAGCTGCTCGGCGATGAAAGCGAGCGAACAAGGTCCATCGAGGCCCTGATCGAACACGAGGACTTCGACGCTTGGTTTGACCCGGAAGAGGGCGCCGAACTGCTCGATGTGCCGAAACTTCGGCGACCTCTTCAACCCTCGCGTCGTGGTGAAGCCAAGATGCTCGGCGAGCTGTTCGAGCGGTTGTGGTCTGTGGAAATACGTCATCGGTTTGCTCTCCCTGCCCACCAGTCGCGCAACGCGCCGCGCATGCGCCACATCCAGGGGATCCGCTGGCGGAGCTCGAGCGTGACTCGGTTCGCCTCGGCGATGGCGGCATCGTCGAGCTTGCGGTTGTGGCGAAGGTCTTTGGCCTGGCCGCGCATGATGGCGCGGGCAGTGTCGATCTGAATCGGTTGCGTGCTCACTTCCCTTCCTCCTCGGCCTCTTCGGCCCGGCGCCGCATCTCGGTGCAGGCGCCGCAGTAGTCGAGGTAGCTCCCGCCGATGTCCTCGCAGCTCCAGCCGTAGCGTCGGAGCGCTTCGCGCGCGCTGCCTGGCGCGACCTCTCGGACATCACGGTGGACGGCGCAGTCTTGGTGGTCGCACTCGACTCTCGTGATCAGTCTGCTGGTCATCTCAACCCTCCCTCAATCGATCCCAGGGCCGCGACGATCGATGGCCTCGATCGCTGCGACTGCCACGGCGGCGACCTTCACCAGCGCGGTGCGCGAGTCGACCTCGCCACCCCACGGGATAGGCCCCATCTCGCACACGAGGATAGCGACCCACTCCTCGAGGGAGTGTGCGTCGTCGTGTGCGATGTCCCACTCCTTCTCTTGCTTCTCGCGCTCGCGCCGCAGCTCATCGAGGATCCCTCCTCGGTAGTCCTCGGGCGCGGCGAGATCTTCTTGGTGCGCCTCGTAAACGTCGTCGAGCTTCGGCGCGAGCTCCTCGTCGATGACCTTGACGAGCGCCTCATAGGCTTCGGTGCGGCCCGAGTGCGGTTCGTGTCGAGTGTCGGCGACCTTCTCGGCTGCGTGGCGAAGCGCTTCGTATGCTTGTTCTGCTTTCATATCGCGAGTTCCTCCTGTCCTTGCTCGCGCAGTGCACGGCGCCTGGCCGCGGCCTTCTGCGCGCGTTGTAATCGGTTCAAATCAGACTCGGCTCTGGCGGCGCGAAGCTCAGCCGCAGCGATGCGACCCTCGGCGATCGCCGCACGTTCGAGCGCGAGCACATAAAGCCTCTCGAGCTGGTCTCTTGTGAGGTGGCTGAACTGGCTCACAGCAACCCCCTCTCGGCGAAGCGGATGCGCCATCGCTCGAGTTCGTTGGGGTGCACGGTCTCGCCGTACCAGCCTTGCCTCGGCATGCGGAGGTATCGGGTCTTGGCGCCGCGCCAGATGAACCAGCTCGTCGTGGTCGTGTCGGTGCCCTTGCCGCGAAAGGAGACCCGAGGGTTGGTGATCACGCGCACGGGCGCGCCCTCACCAGTCACCAGGTCAAGTCGGTTCGCGCAGGGTTCCTTGAAGGTCGTGCGAAGCAGGAAGACGCCCCACTTCACATGAGGGAGCAGCGCGCGGATCACGTCAGCGGCGTGCATGTCGCCCACCAGATAGGGCGGGTTGGTCAAGACCACGTCCGCCTTGTGCTGACTCCAGTCGTGCTCGAGCACATCGACGTGCATGTCCACGGGCGCCAGCAGATCGATATCCGCAGTCAGGACCTCGTGCCCCTCCGACTGGAGCACGCGCGCCAGCGAAAGCGCGCGGCCTGCGCACGGCTCGAGGATGCGTTGCTTGCTTCGAAGTATCCCCCAGCGCGTGAGCAACGGCCCGAGGAGTTCTGGCGGCGTGGGGTAATAGTCGAGGTCATCGCGTGCGCCGGCCTGGTAGGAGCCTTGCCCCTCGATGAGTTCGAGCTGGTTCACAACAGCCCTCCCTCGCGCCATGGCCTTGCCATCAGAAGTCCGATCGGCTGACCTGGTTCGTCCTGGGGCTCGAAGTACTCGAGGCTGGTGTCATCGAGCTGCGCCTCGATCCAGTTGCGAAACTGCTCGGGCGACATGGGGCGCACAATCCTCAGTATTCGGCCTAATCCCTTGTTCCCGATGCCGAGCAAATCACCCGCGTCGAGCTCCTCGAGGAGCTTCGCGTGCCACTCGCCGACGGCGGCCGGTGGGATCTGCGCGCGTCGCTCGAGCGCGCAGAGCTCGAGCACCTTGTCTTCAGCGTTGCTCATCAGGGACCTCCATGCCTTCGCGTTCGCAGAACACTTCCCATCGGTCGATGCCGATCTCTTGAGGTGCCTGCACACCCACGCGAACTTGTTCGCTTCGGATCTGCCTGACCTCGATGTAGCAAATCAGCTCGCCCGTGCTCTTGTGGTACACCGCGACCTTCTCTCCGACCTTCCTGGTGCTCACCATCATCTCGCGTCTCCTTGATTTGGATGGGCCTGCATTGACCCAAAGCGGCGCCTCGGTGTGACCCGAAGCGGGGCGCGCGTATGCCGCCCCACAGCGCCGTTACTCCGCTGCGGCCTCGGTCGATGTCATGTGGTCGAGCAGAGGGTTCAGGTACACGCTCGGGGAACCGGGCCTCCCGAGGACTTCTTTGGGCATCGTGATCACGAGCTCGTCCTCAGCGCGCGTGGCACCGACATAGAGGATCCGGCGCGACTCCTCGTCGTTGTCGCGGTAGATCGTACCGATGACGCCGACCTGGTAGACGTAAGGGAACTCCAAGCCCTTGCTCTTGTGCACGGTCATCAGGTGCACAGCTGCTTCACCTCTCTTGCGAGGTGGCCTTGCCACGGTGAGGAGCTTCTCGATGGAGTCGCAGCCGCGCGCGATGGCCATGAGCGCGGCGAGGTTCTGGACGCGATCGTTGTCCTCCTCCTCCTCCCCCTCGTACCGAGACTGGAAGGTCAGGTTGTCGAGCCCCCGAAGCTCGAGCACGCGCTCGAGCACGACAGCGGGACCTTCGGACGCGAGCGCTTCGAGCTCCTCGAGTTGGCGTTGGAAGTGCTCGAAGCGATCGGCCTCCCTGGAGGATGCGAGGTCAGCCGCGCGCTCGAGCGCCTCGATGACGGTCGCGGCGCGTTGGTTCTCGACGGAGCGCCAGGAACTATCGCCGAGGTAGCGGCAAGGCTTGGAGCGCACGCGCTTGGCTGCCTCGAAGTCGCTCGGGTCCACCACGAGCTTGAGGTAGGCGAGCGCATCCTTGATCTCGGCGCGTTCGAAGAAGCTCGTCGCGCCATGGACCAGATAGGGGACACCTGCGACGCCGAGCGCGCGTTCGAAGGCAGCGGCCTGCGCGTTCTGTCGGTAGATGATGGCGATGTCATCCGCGCTCGCGCCATCGAGCAACCTACGGCGGATGTCGACGCAGACCTCTTCGGCCTCCTCGGTCGAGTTCTGTGGCTCCCAGATCTCGACGTGACCATGCTCCTCCCGGTGTGCGATCGCTTCGCCAGACCACTCGGCCTCGCTCGCGCCGCGCATGATGATCGAGCCGCATCGCACGATACGCTCGCGCGAGCGGTAGTTGGTGTCGAGCGTGAGGACCTCGCAGCCGAGCTTCTCCTCGACGTAGTAGCGCAGCCTCGAGAGATCAGCGCCGCGGAACGCGTAGATCGATTGGCGAGGGTCGCCGATGGCCATGACCTGGGCGTCGCGCGCGAGGAGCTCCATGATGCGTGTCTGGAGCGCGTCGAGGTCCTGGACCTCATCGACGAAGAAGTAGTCCTGTGCGCGCTGGCACTGACCTGCGCGCTCGGGCTTGGTGGTCATCTCGACCCACCAGCGCCAAATCATATCGATCATCTCGACGGCGCCGTCCTCGGCCTTGGCCTGGTTGAACTGGCGCCACACGCCGACGATGGCGGGGCAGTTATGGCTGCGCCCCCACTCGTACAGGGCGGTCTCGATCTGCGAGGGAAGGAGCGCCTTCTCCTTGGCCTGGGTGAACAGCGCGAGCAGCTCCTCGGCGCCGACCTTCTTGGGCCAGCGACGTTGCTTCTTGAGCAGGTCTCGCAAAACCCTGAGCGCGTGGTAGTCCATCCACACGTTCGAGCCCGTGCACAGTTCCCACTCGCGCAGCCAGGAATAGCCGAGCGAGTGATAGGTCGACGCCGTGACCTCGCCGCCGCGCTCGGGGTGCACCTTGATGATGCGCTCGCCAAGCTCGTCACCGCTCTTCTTGGTGAAGCTCACGGCGGTGATGCGCGAAGGCTCGACGCCTTGCTCGATAAGCCACCCACAGCGGTAGGCCACGCACCTTGTCTTTCCGCTCCCCGCGCCCGCAACCACGAACGCGTGAGGGCCATCGAGCGGGTGTGTGACCACGCGAAGTTGTGCGGCGTCGAGTGACGACGCGAGTTTCAGATCAATACCCATCGCTTGCACCTCGGTCCTTCTTCTCGTTGTTCAGTGGGGTGGAGGATCTGTCGGAGTTCATCGAGGTTGTCGGCGAGCATGACCTCGCCGTCGGTGTCCCAGAAGACCTCTTCGCTGCCATCCTCGTATTCGAGCACCGTGCGGCGCAGCCAGATGACGCGGCCAAGGTGGCGATCGATCGCCAGGCGCGTGCCGTGACGCGGCGAGTACCACCACTCGTGGTTCGCCTCGTGAATCGCCTCGAGGTAGAGGTCAGCGGCTTTGCAGTCTTCCCGCGTGATCACGCCGCCTCCTCATCCTGCTCGAGGAAGGGGAGCGCCTGGTCCTTGATGTAGGCGCCGCGACCTTCGGGGGCCATGCGCTCGAGACGCTCGGCCTCGGCGCGGAGCTCCCCAACCTTGAGGTTGTGCATGGATTCGATGTTGTCGCGCTGGTAGAGGAAGTGCTTGTAGCCATCCTGAAGCCGGGCGACCTCACGAGAGCCGAGCCCGGCCGCCTTGAGCCCCTGGCCGATCACGGCCCAGAGCTTTCGACTCGCCGCGTTCCAGTCCGACTCCGAGGCGTCCTTGTCCTCGAGGCCGAGCGCCTTGAGGATGCGCGAGCGCCTGGCCTCCACCCCATCCTTCTCGAGCGTGGCGATGTATTTGGAGAGGGTCTCGGCCTCCAGCTCGCCGATGTCGCCGCCTCCTGCGCAGTGAGACGCGAAGGCTTCTCCCTGCTCGACGCTCACGCCTGTCTCTTCGATCAACTCGCCGAACCGATAGATCTGCTCGTCGGTCGCCAGCTCCACGGCCTTGCTCTCGAGCTGCTTTGTTTCGTGGAACTCCGCCTCGATGACCTGATCGGGAGCGGAGTAGGTGGGCTCCTCCTGGTCGCCGTCCAGCTCGCCGTGCACGTACACGCCGAGCAAGGCGTCCGGGAACGCTGCTCGAGCAGCGCGCGAGATGGCGCGAGCCTTGAGCATGTCTTGAGGGTACTGCGCCCACGTGCCCTTGCCCCAAAGCCCCGCGCGCTGTGCGTCAGATCGCGTGAAGGTGTAGTGCTTTGGCTCCTGCCAGCCATCACGAAGAACCTCCACGCTCGCCTCCACCTCGCCCATCGTGACGACGAAGCGCTTGCACGCGCCGTGACGAAGCACGACCGCCATCATCATGTCCGCAGACAGCGTCGGTTTGCCCTTGATGACGTGGATGCCACGCAGGGACGCCAGAGGGTCGAGCCCGAGCGCGGCGCCTGTCGCGACGATCCACAGCGCGTCCTCCGCTTTCTTGACGCCACAGAAGGTGCTCCTGCTGAGGCGCTCGCTGATGGTCGCCAGCGTGCTGAAGTCGTCCATGCTCTTGATGATGTTCACCATGGTGTCTCCTCCATGTCGGTAAGCAGCTCGCCTTCGAGCGCTTCGAGTTTGTCGATAAGTTCGTAGAGCCCGAGGTTGTTCGCGATCTCGCGCCGCCTCACCTCGAGGTCGTCGAGGTGGCCCGCGTCCGCTTCTCGCTTTGTCCACAGGTCGAGCAGGCGGATCTTGGCGCGAACGCTCTGGCGCAAGCGACCGACCTCCTTGACCGGATCGAGCCTCTTGGTGGTCTCGGGGTATTCAGGGGCGTGCGCTCTCATGCAGCCTCCAGCAGTTCGGCCAGGGCTCGCTCGAGTTCCAGCTCGCGTCTTCGCAGCGGCGCGACCGTTTCCTGCTCGAGCTCCGCCACGCGCCTTTCGATGTGCATCGCCTGGCCTGGTCGACACCCGCGGATTGCGCGGCGTTCGTACTCGTCGACCTTTGCCTCGGCGATCTGGCGCCTGGTGCGAATCCGAGCGAGTTCATGTTCGAGCTCGTTCTGTTCTTTGATGTCCAAAACCAACCTCCGAGAAGATGATTCAACCTCATACAGGTGGATTTTAGGGGCTGAATCAATCCCGTCAAGAACGAATCCACCGAATAGAGGTGGCTATTTTCTTTTTTGGGTGTATTGTTTGAACATGATCGCATTCGGCTGGAGATCGAAACCGCCGTGAGCTTGAGGAAAACACCGCATAGAGGTAGATAAGGAGGTCAAGACATGATCGCGGCAGCGACGAGAGACACAATCGCACCATACTTGGAGCCAGTTGTGACAGACGAAGAGTACGCCCAGATGTGGCGAGAGGCGCTCGGTGGTGAGTTCAAGGCCCTCAGGCAAGAACGCACGGAGCTCAATCAAAAAGAAATGAGCGAGAAGCTGGGTTGGAACAGCGTTCAAGTCGCCAAGCTGGAGCGTGGCATCAGGATGGCGGTGGACTATCACCTCATCTACGCACGCTATCTGGAGGCTGACTTCGCAGACTTGGTCGAGAGCGCCCAGTACGAAGTTGAAAGGCTCATCAAGCGGCGCGAAATCTACGGTGACTCAGACGAGTGAAGAGCTCGCTGCGGCCAAGATAAGTTTGTAGCTACCTCTTTCAGACAGAGACAGCCCTGAAATCAAACTGGCTTTGCTTGCAAGAAGGGTTAGTTGTAAGCTAAAAAAATCCACCCTAATGAGGTAGAAAATGCCGCATGAAGATAAAAATAATCGACCCAGAAAAGCTTGGCGGCAGTCGTTAGCAAAGAGTGGCGTGGACTATGCTCGTGACCTGACCGCCATCATCGTTCATGCACAGCGTGAGCCTGACCGACCATGCTCTTGTAGCCATCTCTCACCCAAAGAGGTCGAGTGCGCTCGAGATTGGGAGCAGGGCCGTGTCTGGCACGTCATCGGCTCAGCAGTACGCGATGGTTTTGTGAGCAATGTGAGATGGGACGAGCAGCAGGAAACCCTCGGTTTCGAACTGACCCTCACCGAACTCTAAACAAAAAGGCCCCGCTTGACTGGAACTCAAGCGGGGCCTCTAACCATGACCTGATAAGGAGGTCACATGTCTATGAATTGTATTCTGACGAAACCTGGGGGTCAACGCCCCCTCTTACTTGCGACAGGTCTTGTTGCAAGAAATGCAAGTGTTCCCGCAAGGGCAACCCTTGCTGCAACTCTTGGTGGTGGCACCGTCCCAGCCTTCAGCCTCGCGCGCCGCACGTCGAGCGGCAGCTCTCTCCCGTTCCTTCTTCTCAAGGGCTGCCTGCCTTCTTTTCTTGAGGATTCTCGCTCTTTTTTCGGCAGCCTTCCGCTTTTCTTCGTCTTCACGTGCCTTCTTGGCTTCGAGAGCGAGCAGCGCTTGAGTTTCAGGATCGGTGTCGAACCAAGCACTTTCAGCCGCCTCGATCAGCAGCTCAGACGCGAAGGCTGCAACGTTCTCTTCGTTTGCGATGCGTTCGAGTCTCGCGTCTTCCTCCGCGAGCATCCTGTCCCGTTCATCTCGCCACACAGTCTCTGCCTCGAATGCAGCCAGTGCCGTTGCTCGAGAGACCAGGAGCTTCGAGTCGTCGATGACAATGTATGTGTTCGCGTGAAGCATCACTGCTTCTTGCTTCGCTCGGACATCGGCGTTTCGGCGTTCTTCTTCTTGAAGAGCATCCTCTCGCGCTTTTTCAGCGTCGCGTTGCCGCTTCTGATCCGCCGCAGCCGAAGCAGCAGCCGGAGCGTAAGAAAGCGCCACGCTCGCAGCCGTCGAGCACCCAGAACCGAGCACACAAACAAGCGCCACAAACACGCGTCTCAACATCTCAATCGCCTCGTCGTATGTGAATTTAGATGCATGAAGGGTAGCTCGCATCTCGCCCGATCACAAGCGGGGTGGTTCGGACCCTACATGAAGGAGGTGCTTCGATGAACCACCTCGACCACATCAAACAGCAGCTCGATGACGCAGGCATGTACTTTGGCCTGGAGCGCGAGACGCTCCTGTGTCTCGCCGAACATGGCCGCGTGCTCGGCGATGCGCTCGGCGAGGAGATGACAGCGACCGCGCTGGCGTGCATCCTAGGCTGCTCACCGCGCACCGCTCGTCGACGTATCAAGGCGCTCGAGGCGCTCGACCTCGAATGGTTCAAGCTCGAGTCAGGTCAACGCGGGTATGTGTATCTCATTAACCTGCATCGGCCCCCGGTCAAACTCCGGCCAAACCCCGGCCAAACCCCGGCCACAGACCGGCCAAACCCCGGCCAAAACGGCGATGGCACGTCTCGTGCTACGTGTGCGCGGGCTTCCTCAAGAACCTATACCCTAAAGGGTATAGGAAAGGGAGGAGGTGGAGGTAACGTAGGAGTAGACTCTCACGCGTGTGCGTCCGCGCGAGGGTTGCCCCCCACCCCCACCCAGGAAGTCGGAGGCAGTTCGTCTCTTTCTCCGTCCCCCGAGGACGAGCGTCGCGCAGCTCCCAAACCTCCCGAGGTTATCGTCGGCGACCTCGAGGACCTCGCGCGCATCGAGCGCCTGGCCAACGAGCGCGCCACGCTCCCGGCCTACATCGAGCAGATCTTCCAGTGGTACGGCTGGCAAAAGCCCCCGACGGGTGCGGCTGCGGGGTGCGCCGCGACGCTCGCGCGCCATGGCGCTGACGACGGCGAGCTCCACGAGTTCGCGCTCGAGAAGCTCGCCAGGCTTTCGCTCGAGCGGCGACGTGGGTCCGTGGCGCTCAACGCGCTGATGGAAGACTTCGAGGAGTGGCGTGACAAGCGCGCTGCGGCGCGTGCAACGGCCAGGGCGCACATCGAGCGCATGGAGCACGCCGAACCGCCTTCACCTGACCCGCAATACGCAGAACCACCTGGCGAGAACCTGACCCCGGCGCAGCGCGATGAGGTCATGGAGCAGTACATGCTGACCCCGGAAGAGGCCGAGCTTCGCAACGAGTGGAGGCGAGGGCTCTTTGACGGTGAGCACAGCATGACGCTCCAGGAGTGGTGTGCAGATCGAGGCGTGGAGGTGCGGGGATGACAAACATCTTCGACCAGATCTTCAACGTGCTCGAGCTCCAGGCTGATGAGAAACCTCGCCAGCTAGCTCCAGACACCCCGAAGCCCGAACCCGTCGAGTGCGAGTGGTGCAAGCGCCCCGTCGACTGGATCTGGTCCGCGATTCACAACAAGTGGCTCGAGCCAGGCATGCACACTCGGTGTCAGACCGAGCATGACTGGCAGGTGATGACCAAGCCTGCCATCCGCGAAGGGTCGCGTCAGCGCGCCTTCGAGACCGCGTGCCTTGCCGCTGGCCTGTCTCCCGAGCGCTACCGCGTGCTGCTCTCGAAGACGGATCGCATCGTGCTCGACGCGAGCCTCGAGGTCCTGATCGCCAAGGGCGGCGTGCGCTACCTGTTCGGGGGCTCTCGCTCGATGCGTCAGCTCCAGTGCGTCAGGACTCTCCAGACCTACCTCGAGCTTCACGTGCTCGCGCAAGGTCGCAAACCCACGGCTTACATCATCTCGGAGAGGTGGTGGCTCTCAGACCTGAAGGCGAGCTGGGACGACCCCTCGTTCAAGGCCCCGAGCGTGCAGGAGCTCGCGAGCGCGGACTTTCTAATCTGGCATGGCCTGGGCGAGATGGACCGGCTCTCGCGCTCGGGTTGGGAGGCGCGCGAAGTGAGCGACCTTATCGACCTTCGCGCCGCGAGCGGTCTGCCCACGTTGCTCTCGAGCGGTCTGCCCCCGAGAGGGCTTCGCAGCGAACACGCGGCGGCCTGGTCGCGCCTGGCGAGCGATGTGCTCGAGACGATGGTCGAAGACGCTTGTGTCATCGAATTGCGAGGAGTCGCCGCGTGATGCTCTGGCAGGAACAGATGATCGCCGAGGCGATCCAGGAGATCAGCTTGCGACCCTCGAAGCGCTCGCTGCCTCCACCTGCCGAGGAGCGCGAGGAGGCGAGGAGAAGAGCACGAAAGTGGAAACGGATGAAGGCAGCGGGCAAGAGGCCCACGCCACCCATCACAGCTTATGAGGACGAGATATGGCGAGTGTGAACAAGGCGATCATCATCGGAAACCTCGGCGATGATCCCGAACTCCGACACACCCAATCGGGCGCCGCCGTGTGCAACATGCGCGTGGCGACCAACGAGACATGGAAGGACCGTGACGGCGAGCGTCATGAGCGCACCGAGTGGCACAGCATCGTGGTGTTCGGCAAGCAGGCTGAGAACTGCGCGAAGTACCTCGAGAAGGGTCGCAAGGTCTACGTGGAGGGTCGCCTCCAGACGCGCGAGTGGGAGGACCGCGATGGGAACAAGCGCTACACGACCGAGATCGTGGCCATGACAGTCCAGTTTATGGGCTCGAAGGGGGGCGGAGGTGGCTCTCGCCAGCGCGACGAGGCGCCTGCGTGGGACGATGACTCGATCCCGTTTTGAACAAGGCCGCGCGGATGAACCGTGCGCACAACCGGCGCGAAGGCGCCAAGGAGAGGACGATGACACAGCGAGTCGAAGCAAGATTTCATTGCGATGGCATGGACCTGGACGAGAACGGCACAGGCGAACTCCAGATGAGCGCGATGTGCTACGCGGGCGCGAACGCGCACTTCACTGAGGCAACGCCCAACGGCTCGATCGAGATGGCGATCGACGGCGAGAAGACTTTCGCCGCGCACTACTTCAAACCCGGAAAGGTCTACCGCGTGATCTTCGAGGAACTCACCGATGAAGAGGACGCTCGCGAGCGCGAACTCGCGGGCGCGTGACCTTCGAGGCATGGCGCGCGCCTCCCACAAGCGCGCCGCACGGGGCCAGTAGTGCAATAGGTAGCACGCCCGGCGCGGAGCTGGGGATCAATCCTTTGCAAGGGAGCGATCGGTTTGTTCGATGCACACAGTAGAGAGTCGCGAATCTTGCTGTTCACTGCATCGACAGTCTTAGGTGTGGGTTCGAGTCCCACCTGGCCTCCTGGAACATTCAAGGAACTCAACCATGGAGTGAAGAGATGACGGAACTGAAGCAGGTGAAGGAAGCGCTCGAGGATATCGTCAAGCTCGCGTCGAAGGGGATCGATAATCCGGTGCTCTTGACCATCGAGAACGAAGCGAGCGACGCGCTCGTGGAGCTCGAGCGCTATCAGGAATCGCGGCTGCGCATCCTCGAAAATGCAGTGCCTGGCGGTGTGTCTGACGATGCCCCCATCGGGTTGACGGACGGGGATATGGCTCGGCTCGTCATGGGTGTCGTCGAGGAGCTTCGGCGAACGACTCACCTTTCCATGCCAGAAGTGCGTCATGCGCTCATCCAGGTGAGCGGAGGATCGCCGCCGACGTTCTACGACGCGGTATGCAAGACATTGGCGAGGTTGTAGCAGCAGCCGAGGTTTGAGTGAGCAAGCACAAACACAAAACGATCGTCGCGTCATGCGTCCTGCTGGTGCTGGCGTCGACGCAAAGGAGGCCAAGGTGATGACGGGATTCTCGATCTTGGTAGGGCACTTGGTGGGCGACTACCTGTTGCAAAACGACTGGCTTGCAAATCGGAAGGTCTTCGATGCCGAGAACCAGCTTACCCACTCGCCGCTGCCATGCCTGATCCACGTCACGCTCTACACGCTGGCGTCGTTCGCTGCGGTGGAACTCGCGAACTTCGCCGCGGGCGCCGAGATGTGGCCAGCGTGGGCGTGGGTGATCATCGCGGTGACGCACTGGTTCATGGATCGCTATCGGCTCGCTGCAAGGTGGATGGACGTGATCGGTCAGCGAGGGTTCAAGGAGCACATGTCGCCGTGGTCCGTGATCATCGTCGATAACTCCATCCATTTGCTCACTGCGTGGATTGTGGCGCTCGTCGTCGCTCATCTTCGGTGAGTCGGGAGGGCAACCCATGAAGAGGATCAAGAAGCGGTCGAAGAAGGAACGCCGAGGCCATCGCACGACACGCAAGGCGAGCCGGCGCGCTCAGGCGAATCGGCGTGATGTGCCGGACGGTGCAGGCCAGTCGCTGCACCTCGACCTGTACTTGCCCATGGCGATGGCCGTGGCGTTGCACTGTTCGAGAATCGCGGCAAAGCAAAGGAGGTAGCGTGAAGTGGTTTCATTGGCTGGCCATGGCGCCGATCGCTGGCGCGGCCATCATCATTTTCGCAGCGATGAAGCTGCTCGAGAAGTGGAGGAAGGCATGAGCAGTGAACCGATGGCAGCCGTTGCCATGGAGCGCGCGGCACGCGTGGAACGCACCGGCGAAGACGAGCGCATCCATCGACCAGCGAGCGAAGAGGATCGGGAGCGGCTGAGGCGCGAAGCGATCACTTTCGCCGGTTGCCACCCCGACTTGCCGATCGGCGTGAGTCTTGATGGCGAGATTAGAGTTCGCGGCGATTACGCTCACCCGGTTGAGGAAGGATGGTCGTTTTATCTGTCTTACGAGTCGGCAGAGCGCGAGCCCGGCCTGATCGCTGGTGGCAACTTCTTCGGGAGCATCGAGGAGCTTGTCGCGGTCATGCTGCGGTGCCACGCGCGCGGTTTGCAGGATCAGATCAGACGACTTCAACTCGAGCTCAACGCCATCGAGGGTTTCGTTGGATGAGCCGAGACGAGTTCTACATCGAGCACGACCTCGAGGTCGGCGAGCTGGTTGCCTACTACGATTACGGCTGGGTCGAGGGCGGTCACTTCCTCGGGCGTGATGAGCAAGGTTGGGCGCGAATCCACACGAAAAACGGCGCTGGTTGTGACTCGCTCGAGACACTTCTGAACATGGTCAACGCTGGTGACCATTGCCTGCAATGCTTCAGTGTCCAGCCACACCAGGTGCGCAAGCCAGGGGACTATTAAGACACCCGCGCCCGGCCCTTTGCATGGATGCAGGAGCCAGGGAGACCAGGAACGGCGGGCGCACTATTTGGAGGAAAGGATGCAACACATGCACTGCGCGGTCAGGACGCTATGCGGCTGGCACATCACACACAGCATGGTCGGGTGCTCGTTCACCGAGCATTGGTGCTGGGGTGTGCAGCTGCGCGCCGCGTGCATCCTCGCCACGCTCGAAGCGATGCAGGGGGAGTGATGGAGCACTACGCACAACCCGAACCAGAAGCCCCTCGCACCTATCGAGGTCCTCGCGCGCTCGCTGCGCGCTATCGCAAGCTCGAGCACCAGGCCGTCGAGAGCGCTGGCCGGGGCTTTGATCTGGAGGGGTCCTACATCGCGAGCCATGACGCTGGCGGGAGCGTGTCCACTTGGACACCCCTCGACGGCGCTGACGAGCTCGCGACCATCCGCTCGGTTATGCGGCTCGCGCAGCAGGATATGGAGCGCGACCACGAGCAGCACGCGCGCTGGTGGCGGTGCTGGTGGGCAGTCCGCGTGCTCGAGGTGAGCCCCTCTCTGGGGCCAGCGGATTACTCTCGCCGCCGGGTTTACGAGGTCCTCGAGCTCGTCGACGAATACATCGAGGGCGCGATGGCCTGGCTCGAGGTGCTCGACGCCAGGGACGATCCGGCGCCGCGTGTTAGGCTTGCGGTTAACCCCCGGGCCTTCGAGGAAGAGGAGGATGCCAATGGCTGCTGATCTCGCGCTCGATTATGTCCGGCTCCGGCTCGAGACTCCTGACCTTTCTGGGAGAGAAGCGGCGCGCCAGGCTGGTTTCTCCGGTGGCAAGCCTTCGCCCAAGGCCCGGCGTCTTTGGAAGATGGCGCTCATGGTGCTCGAGGATTCGAGCGTGTGCCAGGCCGTCGCCATCGAAGAGCGGCGCCTCGAGGCAAAGCTCGAGCAGACTCAGACCAAGCTCACACGAACCCGCGAGTGGCGGGAGGTCTGCAAGGTGACGACGGCGATCTCGTCGTCACCCTAGAATGTGTGCGGACAGTTCATTCAGGCCAACCAAGCGGGTGAGAGAAGGCGCGCTCACCTCATTCACGCGCGTGCGTGCGTATAAGTGAGAGCGTCGAGGACGCCTACCATGACAAAACACGACAAAACACGACACCCCGACGCGCCCGCGCGCGAGGACGGCAAGGATTGGATTTCTCGCCATCACCTCGCCGCGCAGATGCGCGCTAGGGGCGTGCAGTGGTCTCAGATTGCTGATGACCTCGACATCAATGCGGGCACGGCCAGGGGATACGCTTCCCTCGGTGGGTTCGATGACCTGGTCGCTTACTACCGAGAGCGCCACTTCAACGCCGAGGTCGAAGAGCATTTTTATGCGGTCTCGCTCGAAGCCCTTGGCGCGCTGAGGGATCAGTTCACGGCAGGTCGCCAAGAGGTCGCCGCGCTGGAGCGTCGCATCGCCGAACTCGACGAGGAATATCTCGACGCGGTGCAGCTCGGTGACGAGGAGCTCGAGTCTGAATTGCGTGAACAGATCAGCAAGCTCGAGCGCCGGCTGTTTTCTCGGAGCAAGGCGACGACCCTGGCAGCAGGTAAGCATCTCGACGCCATCGGCTTTTCGACGCACCGCAAGCGCAAGGCCGAGCTCGAGACCGAGAAGAGCGTCACCAATCACTACGGGCAAACGGTGCGCCATGAGGGTGGCGAGAAGCCCGTCGAGGTAAAGGGTGATCCAGGAGCACGCGCTATCGAAGTCGCAGGCATCCTCGCTGGACTCGGCCTCCCTCGACCGACTGATCGCGCTGACGACACCGAGGCTGAATAAGTACATACCGCACGAGCCGCACCCCAAGCAGCAAGCCTTCCTCCTCCTCAATGACATCAAGGAGGTCCTCTTCGGGGGGGCGGTGGGGGGAGGCAAGTCCGACGCGCTGCTCATGGCGGCGCTCCAGTACGTCGATGTGCCTGGCTACAACGCGCTGATCCTCCGCACGAGCCGCGCGGCGCTCAAGCTCCCCGGCGGGCTGATCCCACGCGCGGACATGTGGCTCTCGCAAACGGACGCGGTCTGGCGCGAGCAGGACAAGCAGTGGGTGTTTCCCTCGGGCGCCACGCTCACCTTCGGCTACCTCGAAGGGCCGCGAGACAAGCTCCGATACGCTTCCTCGGACTACTGCTTCATTGGGTATGAGGAGCTCACGGAGTTCCGGCGCAAGGACGACTACACGTTCCTCTTCTCGCGCCTTCGCAAGCCGAAGCATGGACCGCTCGCCGTCGTGCCGCTGCGCATGCGCAGCACGACGAACCCTATCGGCCCCGGATTCGATTGGGTCAAGCAGCGCTTTGTCGACACGCCCAACACGGTCAAGCGCGTCTTCTTGCCGTCGACGCTCAATGACAACCCGAGCCTGGATCGTGAAGAGTACCTCGAGGCGCTCGCCGAGCTCGGGCCGGCCGTCGCCGAGCAGCTCGAGAAGGGCATCTGGAAGGCGGTCGCGGCGGGTGACATCTTCCGGCGCGAAGACTTCGTCCTCGTCAACGAACCACCCGCGCACATCGGCCAGCTCGTCCGGTATTGGGACCTCGCCGCGAGCGAGCCCACCGATGCCAACCCGACCCCTGCTGCCACCGCGGGCGTGCTGATGGGGCTCGACAAGGACAAGAACCCGGTCGTCTACGATGTCCGGTGGGGCCAACTCGGCTCGGACGCCGTCGAGGACCTCGTCGCTCGCACAGCCAGGGAAGATGGCAAGGCGGTCAAGGTCAGGATCTCTCAAGACCCTGGCCAGGCAGGCAAGGCTCAGATCAACGCCTACGTCAAGCTCCTCGCGGGCTTCGATGTCGCCGGTGTCATCGAGTCTGGTGACAAGGTCGTGCGCGCGGGTCCTTTCTCCGCGCAGGTGCGGCGCCGCAACTGTCGCCTCGTCTCAGGGCTGTGGGTGCCTGGCTACCTCGACGAGCATGAAGGCTTCCCGACCGCGACCTTGAAGGACCGCGTGGACGCCAGCTCGAACGCGTACAACCAGCTCGTCAGCGCCAAGCCCAAGCTCACGATCAACCCGAACATGAAGCAGATCCGACGATGAGCGAAAGCAGCGTCCCGACCCACCGGCTCTACCAGCAGCATTGCGCGGAGTGGGTGCGCTACCGCAAAGCTCATGCAGGCGGTGAGGACTACCTCGCCATCGCGCTGCGCAAGCACGAGCACGAGCGCGCGACGAATTACCGCGAGCGCTTGGCGCGCGCGATCTACCCGAACCATGTGCGCGCCATCGTCGACACCTACGCGGCGCACCTCTATCGCGACGCCATTTCGCGCGAGGTCGAGGGCAAGGCCAAGGAGACGCTCGAGGAGTTTTGGGCAGACATCGACCTGATGGGAACGCCCGCTGATGAATTCTGGGAGGAGGTTGGCCAGGCCGTCCAGACGCAGGGGCGCGCGGCGATCGTCACCGACCGTTATGACCCGGACGAGGCGACCACCCTCGCGCAGCAAAAAGAGCTCGGGGTCAGGCCATACAGCTACCTCATCCACTCCGAGGACCTCATCAACTGGGACGTGGACCGACGCGGCGAGCTCGTATGGGCCATGATCCGCGAGGTCCGCGACCAGGTGCGCGATCCGCTCGCCGTCGATTCCGACGAGGCCGAATACCAGTACCGCCTTTGGACCCGCGAGGGGTGGTCGCTCTACGTCGAGGACAGCGGAGACGATGAGGACGAGGGCGCAAAGCTGAGGATGGTCGACAGCGGTGAGCATCCGGTGGGTGCTGTGCCGGTCACGCTCATCTTCTGGGGAAAGCGCGCAGGCCGCGAGCCACTGGCGGATTCAGCGCTGAAAGACCTCGAGCCGCAGAACAGAAGGCTGGTCAACCTCGTCAGCTACATCGACGAGCAGATCTGCCAGTACGTCTTCAGCCTGTTGGCCGCGCCGCGCTCGACCTATGACGTGCTCGAGAGCGTCAATTTCAGCGTCTCGGGAGCGATCCCTTACGCCGATGAGGTCGCGAATCCGCCGCACTGGATCGCGCCAGACGTGGCTCAGATCGCCGCGATTCGCGCCGAGATCGAGAAGACCGAGGGCGCGCTCCGTCAACTCTCCGGCCTGGGGCGCGTGAACGAGGAGACCAAGCACGTCTCGACAGGCATCGCGCTCAGCTACCTGACGTTTGACAAGGACGCGCTGCTCGCGAAGTTCGCGCAGCGCATGTCTCGCGCCGAAGCAAGCGTGGACAGGCACGCCGCGGCCTGGATGGGCATCGCGCCCGATCAGGTCAACGCGCGCAGGAACTACCCCTCGAGCTTCGATCCGCAAGACCTCAAGGACTCGCTCGACGCCGCGCTCAAGACGGTCTCGCTCGGCATCACCGGTAAGGCGCTCTATGAGGTCCAGGCGTTCGCGCTGCGCGAGCTGCTCTCTGGACACATCTCGGGCGAGAAGATCAAGGAGGTCCTCGACGACCTTCAAACACGGCTCGAACCAGGCGCTCCACAGGGAGCCTGAACATCACGGTCAGCAGCGACACTCCCGCTGTTCGCCTTTAAGTCGCCCACGCAGGCCCACATGAGCCTGCGTGGGTTTTCGCATTTGGAGGTCAATCATGGATAGGCTCACGCTCTCGATTCTCAACGCTGCTGGTCAACTCGACGATTCGTTCGGTTTCCACCGAGCATCCCGCATCAACCCACGCCGCGTGCTTGGCTTCGCGCCAAGGCATGTGCTCGCGTTCAACGACGACCCTGATGATCCTCCTGCGGACCCGGCAAACCCGCCGAGCGAACCGCCAGATGGGTTCCTCACCCAGGAGGAGTACAACCGCGGGTTGCAGGAGCGGCTCAAGCGCGAGCGTGAGTCGCAGCAACGCCGCCTCGAGGCGCTTGGTTATAAGAGCTTCGAGGAACTCGAAAAGGCTGAGCAGGATCGCAGGAGCGCCGCTGCCGAAGCGCAACGCCAGGCAGAAGAGGCGCAACGCAAGCAGCTCGAGCAGGCGCAGAAGTGGCAAGAGCTTCGCGAGTTCGACCAGCAGAAAGCCAAGGAGCAGATCGAGGCCGCGCGCCGCGAGGCGGAGGAGGCCAGGCGCGAGCGCGAGACGCTCACCAGGCAGGTCCGCACCTCGCAGATCTCCACCGCGCTCCAGAGCGCCGCTGTGAATCTTGGCGCCTACAAGCCCGAGCAGATCTCGGCGCTGCTCGCGGGTCAGATCTCTCACGCCGAAGACGGTCGCATGATCGTGCTCGGGGGTGATGGCAAGCCGCGGACCAACGGCCGCGGCGAGGACCTGAGCGTCGAGGACTTCGTCAAGGAGTTCATCGAGGCAAACCCGCACTTCCAGCGCGCGGCTCCAGGCCGTGGCGCTGGCGGCTCGGGAGGAGGCCCCACCGGCGGGAGCGAAGGTGGGCTCGACTACAAGAACATGTCCATCCGAGACATGCAGAAGAACGCAGACGAAATCATCCACCGGGCGAAGAAGGGCGAAGTCAAGCTCTCGTGACCCGCAGATAGGGGAGTAAACTCAACATGGCAAACATCACCCAAACCAACGTCGATCCGGCGATCCCTGAGTTCTGGCTGGCGCTCGCGCTCGGCTATCTCAAGGCCAACCTCATGATGGCCAGGCTCGTGCGTCGCGATGGTGACAGCGCGGTCGCCGAGCATGGTGACACCATCAACATCACCAAGCGCGGTGGGCTGACGGTGCGCGACAAGGCGGAGGACACCGATGTCACTGCCGATGCGCCGAGCAACACGAAGATCGCGGTCGTGCTCGATCAGCACAAGTACGTCGCCTGGAACCTGGAAGATACCGCGAGCGCCAAGGCCATCGACGCGGCGGTCGAATATGTTCAAGACGCGGCCGCTGGTCTGGCTGAGGCCATCGAGACGGAGCTTTTCAAGCTGCACGCGAACATCGCCAACTCGGTGGGCCAGGCAGGCAAAGACCTTGGCTTCGCCGAACTGCTCGACGTGCGCAAGCAGCTCAACGATCAAAAGTGTCCGATGATGGGCCGCAACCTGATCGTCTCCTCCAAGGATGAGATCAGCCTGCTCGACACCGATCGCATCATCGAGACCAACAAGAACGGTGGCGATGGCAGCGTCCTCGAGGAGGCGATGCTCGGTCGCATCCTCGGTTTCGACACCTACATGAGCCAGCTCGTGGAGGTGACATCGGGGACGCCTGACACCACGCACAACATCGCCTTCCACCGCGACGCCTTCATGCTCGCCACCCGGCCGCTCGCGCTCCCCGAAGCAGGTTCAGGCGCCATCGGGCAAATCCTCGTGGATCCCGACACCAACATCGCCATGCGCTACACCAAGCAGTGGGATGGGACGCAACTCAAGACCAAGCACGTCCTGGATGTGCTGTTCGGGGTCAAGGCCGTCGACGAGGATCGCCTCGCCGTCGCCGTGAACAGCTGACCTCGAGGCTTCTTCCCTCCCGCGCTTCACCTCACATACAGACCGAAAGGAATCTCATGAGCCGCACACTCGAGCATGAAAAGCTCAAGCGCGAGGCGCCATCGCATGCCGAGACGATGGTCGCCGCGCAAGACACCACCAACGCCTACGCCATTGTCCCCGAGTCCCTGCTCGACACCACGGGCCACGACAACGTCGAGTACATTCTCGAAGAGACCGGCGGCGCGAACGATGTGGACGCCAAGATCATGGGGCGCGTCAAGTCCATCAAGGACGGCGCCATCACCTGGTCGCCATGGGTCGATGCCGCTGGCGCGAGCGCAGCGGCGACCGGCATTTCGGCGAGCGCCACGCAGGAGCTCAAGCCGTCCAGCGTGCCGTTTGACCAAACCGCGGTCTTCGTCAAGGCGAACGTCGCGGACAGTCAGGGCGCGGTGAAGGTCTACGGGCTCTCCAAGAAGCTCGCCTGACCCCTCGGGCCTCGTGGCCCCATTGCGGAGTGGAGCAGCAAGTAGCTCGTCGGGCTCATATCCCGAAGGTCGCAGGTGCAAGTCCTGCCTCCGCAACTTCCCCAACACCATCACAAGGAGGCGCTCATGCCGCTTTTGAAGAACCCGCACGGTCGCATCGTCGCGGTCAACCAGTCGCGCGTGAAGCCGCTGCTTCGCGAAGGTTTTACCCAGGCCACCGATGAAGAGGTCGCGGACTGGCAAGCGAAGAACTCGCGCTACGCGAAGTCGAAAGTCACCGAGCCAGCGCCTGAACCTCAAACGAGCGAAGAGGGGCAGACGAACGAGCCCGAACCCTTCGCGCTGCCAGAAGGTTATCGCGAGGCGCTGGAAGCTGCGATGACCAAGCCTCAACTTGTCGCCTTCGCGCTCGAGCACTTCGACCTCGCGCTCTCCGAGAGCATGAACAAAGACCCGATGCTCGACGCCATCATCGCTGCTGCGATCCAGTCCGAAACGGCTCCTCTTCCCGAGTGATCCTGATTGCCTTCTCGTCTCGACCAGGTCTCGCTCGCGCTCTTCAAACGGTTGAGTGAGCGCGAAGACTCCGAGATCGAGGGCTTGAACGACGCTTACCGGAGCGCGCTCGAGCAAACCATCGAGCGTGTGGTGGGGCAGCTCCCACGCGACGCAGGCGGGAGGCTCGAGCCTGACCCTGCGGCGCTCGCGAGGCTGCGCAGGGAGTTCGGGCGCTTCGGCGATGCGCAGGGCGCGAGCCTGCTGCTCGAGCAACACGTCGAGCGTGTCTCGGCGGCACTGACCCGCCAGGTCGATGTGCTCTCCGATGGCTGGCAAAGGCTCGGCGAGGATCCGCTCGAGAGTGATCAGCTCGCGCTCTCCACGCTGGTGAAGGCGAACTTCCTCGACGGCTTCACGGAGCTCGGGCGCTACCACCACAATGCCTTGCGCGATGCGGTGATGCGTCAGGCTCTGGGGCGCGCCACCGGGCGTGACCTTCGCGCCGAGCTCCAGCGAATCACTGGCAAGGCCGAGAGCGAGGTCGACAGGCAACACCACGACGCGGTGATCGGCTATTCGCGGGCCGTGATCCAGGAGAGCGCCGAGCAGCGAGGGTACGAGTACTACCAGTACATCGGCCCAGACGACTCAGCGAACCGACCCTTCTGCGATCGCCACGTCGACAAGATCTACACCAGGGAGGAGATCGACGCGCTCGACAACGGGCAGATCGCCAACGTGTTCCTGACGGGGGGTGGGTATCGTTGTCGGCACCACTGGCGCCCGGTGAGGCCTGAGTGGTTGCGGGAAAGCGACTTGGACCGAGAAGGCAAATCAGGTGGCACCGGCGGCGATCCTTCACAAGTCTATGAGCCTGGCTTCGTCGATGAGTTAGATGTCATTGCGCAAGAAGAACCCTACTCTTGTGGGGCCGCTGTTGCTCAACAGATCTTAAAAGATCTTGGCATCGATGTTCCCCAATCCGAGCTTTACAAAGCGGCGAGTAAAAAAAGAACCCTAAAGGATGGCACCGGAAGAGTTGTCAGTGAGATGATTGCAACTGACATCAGCAGCGAGATTCTGAAGCGTGCGTCAGTAACAATTCGGCTTGATGGTATGTTGGCCCTGCCACCACTAAAGAATCAGCTCAAATCATTTAGAGGACTTTTTTCCCATGTGGCTGTCCTCACTGGAACGCACTGGGTTATTTGGGATGATGTTGACGACGATTTCGTTTATATTAGAGACCCTTGGGGGAAGAAAGGGCCACCCGACAACCAAACGAAGGGCGGGCTCCGGGCCAAACTCAAAATCGATGAGTTTATGATTGCGATGAGCAACTCGAACTGGACGATGGTGATAGTGAAATGATCAACGAACTCCAGGAACGAATTGAATCCCTTGGCTTTGCGACAAAGCTTTCGGGCAACCGCATCCTCGCAGGTGAAGAGATTGTTGGCGAGGGTTTCACTCAATTCTTCTCCGGTTCGAATTTCTATGTGGACAGAAGGGGCGAGCAATGGGTTGTAAGGCTGCTGTGTGCCTACCCTACCCCTACACCGCTGGAGAGTTTCTTCGAAACAGATGAGCAGGTTATCGGCTTCTTGCAGCCGATTGCACCGGCGAACAACTCAGAAGCAGCATGAACATCTTCAACCACGACGCACACCTCGCAGAAGAGGACGAGCAGCTCTTCGACCATCATCCGAGGAGTTGGCGTAAGAAGAGCGAGCAGGCCGCCGATGATCTCGTGAGAGACCTGAAGCGGCGAGGCTACCTCGACGACCCTGACCACAGCATCATCGACGACTTCGAGAAGGCCACCAGCACGGTGGCCTTTGTTGCGTCTGGGGGGCAACTCACGGTGCCAGCGGGAACGCGCGTCGTGGCGCTCGATCCTGATCTCGGCCTGGGCGTCGATGACATCGCCAAGCCTGCGCGCCTCATCTTCGTGACGGACGCGGAGCTCGTGGTCGCGGATGGGCAGACGGGCACGATCGGCGTCACCGCCGAATTTCCAGGCGCTCCGTACAACGTGGAGGCTGGTTGGCTCACGGGGCTCGAGGACAACACGCCGGCGAACTTCGCGAGCGTGACCAACGCCTCCGCAGCCTCCGGTGGGATCAACCACCAGCTCACGCGCGTGGCGACGTATCGCACGATGGAGCTCGTGATGATGGACCTGATGCGCATGACCGATGATGTGTTCGACGCCAGGCGCAAGATCTACGCGAAGTACTACAAGGACGAGCTCGAGCGCGTGATCGCCAGCGGCATCAACATCGATACCGATGGCGATGGCGTGGCGAGCGAGGAAGAGAAGGACACGCACGAGCACGGATACATCCGGCTCCGACGAGGCTAAACGATGCTCGAGGCAGACTTCGACGAGTTCTATCGGATGCTCGACGAGGTGGATGATGCGCTCGAGATCACCAAGGCCGACCTGGACGAGTGTGCAGATCTGCTCGTGTTTCGCATTCTCGACCGCACCAGGCGCGGCGAGGACATCTACGGGATGCCGTTCGACGCCTATGCCGCCAGGACCAAGCAATCGAAACGCAATCGTGGGCGCCGCACTTCGCCGGTGACGCTCCAGGACACAGGCCGCATGCTCGCCTCGATGCGCGGGCGCTCGGACGGTGACGTGGCGCTCGTCTACTTCGCCTCGAGGACCGAGGGCCAGAAGGCCGCGTGGCTCGACGAAGGCACGCGGCACATGCCTGAGCGCCGCTTCATGGACGCCACACCTGCTGACCTCGACGCATGCGCTGACGTGCTGCTCGACAGGATTATTGGACGCTTTTGACCACCTACGAAACAAGCGCCCGCGAGTCGATGCTCGAAGCACTCAAGACCGTGCTCTCGGGGATCGAAGGGGTGAAGTTCGTCTCGCGCCAGGCGATCACCTCCGAGATGGTGAGCGATGCGCAGATGCCCGCGATCCTCATCGACGAGACGCTCTCGCGTTACTCGTGGGCCTCACGCTCGGGCAACCGCACGATGGATGTGGGCTGCGTGCTCGGCCTTGAGGTCCAAGTCCGTTCGATTCGCGCGAAAGGCAACTCGGTCAGTGAATCGACGGTGCGCGAGCTGCTCGTCAACGAGGTGATCCAGACGCTCGTCCACAACAGCAGGCTCATTTGCCAGTTGCCTGGTGAGACCGAAGAGCAGGCCCACGCGCGCGACGTGGCGGACCAGTTCTCAGTTCGTTATGTGCCAGGCAACGGCAACACCGCCCGCGCGCTGATCACCATCACCGCTGAGTTCACCGCCGTGTTCGACCGGCGCACGAAGACCGAGTGGCAACAGCTCTTTCTCGAGCTCGCCGCTGAGGGCGCTGAAGACGTGCCCGCTGAAATCGAAATCGACATCACTACCGCATAAGAGGAGGCGCCCGTGGGAAACCGCGTTGGAGTCATTACAACCCGCTCGGTCGCTGGACCGTTGGCGCTTGGGGCTGACCCAGGCGCCATTTTTTTGGTCGCGCTCACCGCCGCTCGAGGGCCGGTCAACGTGCCTACGCTCATCACCTCGATGAGCCGCTTCGAGTCCGTCTTCGGAGGGCCAACGCCCTACTCCGATGGCACGAGGTATAGCGCTGGATACGAGGTCCTGAAAGCGTTCTTCGCCAAGGGTGGCCGCCGGGCTTATGTGCTGCGTATCGTCGCGGCTGATGGTCTGCTGGCGGCCGCCAAGACATCGGTCACGCTCGTGGACCGCGCGACCCCAACCCCTCAAGACACCTTGACCATCAACGCGAAGGGTCCTGGCACCTTCCTCGATGATTGGGACATCGTGATCGCAGCGGGGACGCGGACCAATACGGTCAAGCTCTCCCTCTTGGATGACGCGGACCAGGTCGTCGAGGTCTGGGACAACCTCAAGATGAACGACGTGGACCTCGCGCGCGTCAGCGATGGGAGCGACTACATCGAGTTGGTCAACGAGGGTAGCGCGACCGCTGCTCCCGACAACCTCCCTGCATTGGGGACGACGACCGTCGATGTGGCGACACACGATGGCGAAGACCACAACGCGCCGATCGCCGCTGACATCGTCGGCACTGACACATCTGGCGTGAAAGTCGGTCTCAAGACATTCCGCTCGCACACCTACGGGTATGGCTGGATCGCGGCGCCGGATATGGACTCGGACGCCACTGTCATCGCCGAGCTGGTCGAGCAGTCCGAGAGCTACTTCCGCGTCTACATGACCTCCTCGCAAGAAGGCGCATCGGTCGCGACCGCGAAGACGCAGCGCGCGGCGCTCGATGCTTTCAACGCTGGCTTCTACTACCCGCGCGCCTTGGTCCGTGATGATTTTGCGAATGAGATCAAGGCGATCTCCCCGGTGGGGCACGTCATCGCCGACTGGCTCAAGGCCCTCGACCGAATCGGGCCTGGCAAAGCACCTGGTGGCGCAGACTTCCGCGTCGACGCTGGTGTCATCGCGCTCGAGACGCAGGCCAACGGGATGTCGCTGATCGATGAGGGGGTGGCTGAGGACCTGGTCGCCAACGGCATCAACCCCATCTACGCCAAGGAAAACGGCCCTGCGCGGGTCTGGGGTGTGAGGGCTGCGACCGAGGACGCCGCGTGGCAGTACCTCCACGCGGCCTTCTTGTGGTGCATCATCGGGAACCGAGGCAAGCAGGCGCTCGATCAGGTCGCGCTCGACATCTCCGATGCGCTCTTCTTCGGCCAGGTCGAGCTCGGCCTCTACAACCTCCTCGCCGACCTGCACGATCAGCGGGCGTTTCGGGGCTCACTGGTCTCGCCAGGAGAGACCGCGGATCCAGCGATCCACTCGTTCGGTGTGGTCGCGAACGAGTCGTTGCTTTCGGTCGCGGACAAAGAGAACGGCAACGTCCGAAGCCGCGTCTGGTATCGCCCTGCCGGGGTCGCCGAGACCATCTACCAGGACATCGCGAAGCAGAACGAGGTCGCCTGACCTTCGGTGAACCTGCGCGCTGACCTTCACCCTTTCGGATCTACGGAGGACGCCTCATGGATCGATACAGTTCACAGCATGATTCCCTCGTCTACTTCGCGGAGTTCCCTGGCATCTTCTTCACGACGAAGGAGGGCGGGGAGTCTCAAAACGAAGTCACGCAACAGCACCCTGGTGGGGGTGGTCCTCCCGAGAACATCACGGGACCCACCACCGTCACAGCAGTCACCGTCACCAAGCCTCGGGAGGCAGCCGTCGATGGTCCCATCATCGCGTGGGCCAAGGCATGGGACAGGGGCGTGCGGCGCGAGCTCACGCTCATCGTCCAACCGGTGACGAGCGAGGGCCTCCCGCTCGGTGCGCCTGACGTTTACAAGGGCTGCGCCAAGACCACGCTCACTCCACGGTCTGTGACCAAGGGGAGCGCGGAGGCGTCCATGCTCTCCATCGCCATCCAGCCGAGGTATCTCGCGTAAGGCGTCCCCACTCTCGAAGAACCCCGAACATCCCCACCGGCGAAAGGAGTATTTCGCATGGCTCAGAACACCATCAGCTTCGAACTCTCGCGTGGCTACATCGACACCGAAGGCAACGCACACAAGCTCGTCGAACTCCGCGCGCCAACGATCAATGACGAGGTGATCGCGGATCGCAAGCTCGCCATGCTCAGTGCCTCGCAAAACCCTGAGCAGCGCGCTGAAGGAAACTCCGAGACCCTCTGGGAACTCGAGGTGATGGCTGCGTGCTGCCTCAAGCTCGGGAGCATTATCAAGGTCACCAGCGACCACATCCGACAACTCGCCAGGTCTGACGCACGCCTGATGCTCGCGAAGCTCAACGAGGTCGAGGCGAAGCTCATGAAGGCAGAAGCGGCCCCAAACTCATCGAGCGGCGAGTAAGAGCCCTCCAGCTCGCCGCGTTCGGCTTCAACCCCCTCGACGTGATGCAGATGACCCACGCCGAGATTGCTTCCTGGCAGGAAGCGGCGGTGCGCAAAACGCGGCTGGATCGGGAGGCGGAAACGGAGCTGTTTGGGCTCGAATAAACACCCTTGCGTTTGGAAGATTGAATGGCCGTTCGCGAAGCAGAACTCAGACTCAAACCCACCATGGGGGACCGTGGTCGACAGGGATTGAGGAGGCTTCGGGATGAAGGACGAAAGGCCAGCCGTGATCTCGAACAAGGGTTCCGCAGAGCGACGCGGGAAGGCCTCAAGCTCGAGCGGACTTTTGATGCAGTGGGGCGCTCTGCAAACCACGCGAGCAACGCAGCAAGAACGCTCGTCGGTCATGCGCTAAGCCTGAAAGGGCTCGCGGTGGGACTGGCTGCTGGCGGCGCGGGTAAGACGATCTTCGATTCGATGATCGGCTCCAACGCCACGCTCGAAAGCCAGCGCATCACCTTCAATACCATGATGGGGGATGTGGGGAAGGCCACGAAGCTGATGAACCAGCTTCGTGGCTACGCGGCATCGACGCCGTTCGCACAAGGCGACCTCATCGACGGCTCGAAGAGGCTGCTCAGGCTGACGGGTGAGAACGTCGACCAGAACGTCAAGCTCGTGAAGCTCGCGAGCCAAATGGCCGCGATCAACCCGGACAAGACGATCTCGGACGCAGCCGAGGCGATCCTCGATGCGGAAGGTCTCGAGTTCGAGCGCTTGAAGGAGTTCGGTCTCAAGCTCAAGAGGGACGACCTCAAGAAGATGAAGAAGCGTGGAGAGACCCTCGGTCAAACCGCGCTCCGAGGTGTGGAAGAAGCACTCGCGAAGCAGACGGGTGGGCGCGATGTCGTCGCAGCGCTCTCGCAGTCCTTCAACGGCAAACTCTCCACCCTCAAGGACAACTTCACCGAAACGATGCGCCTCGCTGGCGAGCCGGCCTTCGAAGTCCTGAAGGATGGCCTCGATGACATCGGCAAGGACTTCGCGAAGCTCCAATCCGATCCTCAGTTCAAGCAAGACCTGAAGGAGCTCGCGACCTTCACCATGGACATGGCCAAGGCTTCGGTGCGCCTCGCGCGCGCGCTGCCTGGCGCGATCCGTGACGCGAAGGCGATGGCCGGGGACATCAAGTCCTTCGTCTCCGAGAACAAGACATTGCTCGGCCTGGCGGGGGCGGCGTTTGGCGCGCACAAGCTCACGGGCGGAGCGACGACACGCGGTGCCATGTCGCTCGGGAGTCGCCTCCTCTTTGGCAAGAAGGGCGGTGGCGGTGCAGGCGCGCTCGCCGAGTTCGGTGGAGCTCAACCCGTCTTCGTCGTCAATATGCCTGGTGGCGGCTTGGCGAACGGTGCAGGGTCCTTCCTCCAACGCAACGCTGGCAAGGCCAGTGGCGCAGCGGGAGCCGCGAGCGGCGCAGCACGTATGGGCGCAGGTGGCGTCCTTCGCTCCATCGCGAGCCGCGGCTTGGTGGGAGCGCTCGGCGCAGGCCCGGCGGGCGTGATCGCAGGTGGCATCGGCTTCCTTGGTGGCCAGCTCTACGTACTCGGCAAGGTCACCGAGGGGACATCAAACGCGCTCAAAGGCTTTGAAGAGAAGGCGGATGCAGCTGCGAAGCGACGCGAGGCACGAGAGAACCGGCGAGAACCTGGAGTTGGGAGGAACCACTTCAAGACGTTGTTCAACGAACGGATGGATCCGTCTGGTAAGCTGAGCAGAATCACCCAGGCCAACGCCGACCGGCTTGACCAGATGTATGGGAGCACCTCGCTCCGCAGCTTCAAGGCCAATGCCTTCGCTGCGCTTGGTGGCGCTGATGCCGAGTACACAGGCAGCGACTTTCAGAAGGCTCAGCTCGCCGCCATCAATCAGCGGCTCGCCAAGCGCGGGCTCAAGATGAACCTGACAAAGGGGGCGGATGTTGGCCAGGCGCTCTTTTCCGGTGGTGAGAGCGTCATGGGTGATGAGCTCGCGGGCATCCGCAAGATGCGCAAGTCGCTTGACGAAGATCCCGCCAGGAAGCTCGCCATGGAGCGTTCGGGAGATCTGGCAAAATTCCTCGCCATGGAGAAAGCCGCGCTCAACAAAGCAAAGCGCGCCGACGCCATGGCGCAAGGTCTCAACATGGCGGCTGTGGATGCGAGTCTCACGGTAGCGAGCGGCGCGATCACGGTCTATGTCAACGGTGAGGGGCAGGTCAACGAGGCACGCCTCGCGCTCGAAACGCGGAAGCAACTCGAGGAGTTGCAAAAGCAACAGGCTGACCTCGCGGCCATGACTTCAGCGGGAGGCGGATGATGCCTGTGATTCGTGATCTGAGGGCAGCCGTCGAGAGCACCACGGGACTGGCGGAACAGGCAAGGCTCGAGGCAAGCCAACAGGTTCCTTATCGCACCGTGCTTATCATCGAGTTTGGAGAGACGGGAGATGAATGGCTCGATGTGGTTTTTCCACACAATCCCGAAAGCTATGACACCGAATATCAATCGAGGTGGCGCGCTCGTCAGGCTCCCGGCGTACCTCGCGACCTGTCTGACTTTGAAGGTCATGACCCAACGACCAGGAGCTTTGTTTGGTTGGGTCAGGCGGAGTCTCCTGATTCGTTCGAAGCGGATGTTTTACTGCCGCTCGAGGCATTGATGGAAGCGATCGAGGACAACACCCAGGAGCCTCCCAGGGTCCAACTCATCCAAGGGGTGAACTCCATGAGAGGGCATGCCAGCTCTCTCATGATCCGACGCATCCGAACGGATTCGAGCGGTAGAGCCACGGTTGCGGAAATATCTTTGACGATTGTGCAGAACGACGACTTTTGAAATCCGACTCACCATATGATCGCCTCGGCGCGACGGTCGAGACTGCGCTCGAGCGAAAGCGCGCGACGATCATCGGCGACGCTTCGATCTTCTATCAGGCCCATCGCGGCCTTGGGGAGTGGCGCGAGTGGCGAGGCATCCTCGATGAGACCGAGGACACTCCGCCATGGGATCTTCGCGCGCGTGATCAGACACCGAGCAAGCAGCTCCTTCGCGACTTCGAGACCATCGATGGTCTGGGCGTCGAGGAAGAGAACCTCACGACGGACACGGGCATCCCGCTCGAGCTCGCGTTTGCCTCGCCGGAACTCTCGGGCGAGGGCGAGCTGATCGTCGAGGACACCGCGCTCGGAGAATACACGCTGGTTTTCAAAGCACCTGGTGACACGGTGGAGGGGGAGGCGGTCGCGCTCACCGACGCGAGCTGGGAGAACGTCGATGATGGCGACCCGGTCGCGCCGCGCGTCCTGCTCGAGAGCGATGGCGCGCGGTTCGCCGTGGACCTCGAGATCTCGCGCGACCTGTGGCTGATCCTTTGGCTCGGGCGCACGACGCCCGTAACCTTCGCTCCGCGTCTGACACAAGACGAACTGACGCTCCCTGGTGTGACCCTTGGCTAAACCCTACTTCGTGAACCTCGCAGGCCGTGTGTATCAGCGAGGGGATGGGGTGTTGCTCGGCGGGGACGTGACGCTCTCGACAGGCAAGCGCGCGAGCAGCGCCTCGATCAACCTGGCGGACCCCAGACTCGAACTGCTGAACAGCCTCCCCCTCCCCACCAGAGACACCAAGATCCCGATGGATGTGTGGGTGGGAAGTGGCACGCAGCCCACAAAGATCTTCTCCGGGTGGGTGAGCCAGCTCGCAGGGGATGAGCCTCCAGGCCGCGTCAGCGTGACAGCCACCGACAAGCTCAAGGGCGCGCGCCGAAAGCAGCGCGCCAAGGCGATCGCCCAGACTTCGATCGAGCAGCTCGCCAAACGCACGGCGAAGGAACAGGGCCTCACCGCCGACTTCTCGCGCGCGAACGTCAGCGAGCTTCGCGATCTTGGCCGAGTACTTCAACACGGTGAGACAGATTATGAACTGCTCGAGCGCCTGTGCTCCCTGGTGGGGCATGCGCTGTTCGTGGATGGCGACAGGCTGCTCCTGATCGATGACGGCCTCGAGGTCCAGGAAGGAGATGTGGCGCTCGAGCTTCGCCGCGGGGTGAACGTGCGAGGCAACGCGAGCTTCACGATCACCGAGCGGCTGCGCATGAACACGCGCCACATCCTCGACTACTCGGGAGAGGTCATCAGCGCTGCGGACGAAGGTGAGGCTGAACTCGCCGCCGTGGAGCTCGCGCGCACGGGCGTGTCCTCGGTGGATGCCGACGCGCCATCGTTCTCGAAGCAGGCCGCGACCTGGGCGAAGCAGTCGCTCGCGCGCGCCAAGAAGGTCTTCGAGTGTTCGATCGAGACGGACCTCGAGGAGCTCGTGAAGCCGCGTGATGTGGTCGCGCTCCGAGGCTATGGCCCTCGCTTCTCGGGGCTTTGGCGCATCGAGCAGGTCAAGCACAAGCTGGCGGGCGTCAGTACGACCACGCTCGAACTTTATAATGGTGGCACTGACTGATGGCGGACTTGTTTGGCACAGCGGGCGTATGGCCTCCGAAGGTGACGAGCGCGGGGCGCCTCGCGCTCGTGTCTGACGAGGACGCGCTCTGGCAAGGGATCGATCAGGTCCTCGAGACACCGCTCGGGACAAGGCCATTAGACCCCACGTTTGGAGCTCCGCCGGTTGTGCTCGAGCCGATGGGTTCACCGGAAGCGATCGCCTACGCGCTCGGGCGCGCCATCGAGAGGAGCGAGCCGAGGGTCAAGGATGTCCGCGTCGACATCCTCCGAGATGACCCGTCCAGCGGCACGCTCGAGCTCCGCATCTGGATCACGCCGATCGAGAGCAATGTTCCGTTGAATAGAACGTACCCCTTCTACAGGAAGGCGTAGAAGGGGTACGTGTGGTTCAGGATGTTTTTGCGAGCCCTTTGCCTGCTACTCCGCCAAGACCAGCAGTCAGGGTGCTCATCAAAACCTTCTCCCAGAAGGCTTGGTTGATACTCGAACCTTCGGTGTAACAACCGAGGAAGACGATACACACAAGGATGATCGCCACATACGCGATCGCGATCGCGCGAAGGTTGCGTTGATAGTCCTTGTGTTTCTGAGCTTCGAGTTCCTGCTCGGCCAACTGGACAGACTCAGGTTTTGCCTGGGTCGATTCGACCTTCACATCGCCAGTTGTTCCTGAGCCAAGTATAGAGCTTACATCAAGTTCTTGGGGCATTTAGATCCCTACGATTTCTGTCTCCAGATTCTCTCGCTTGGTGCTCACGCCCAGGTGTTTGTGGTCCTTCTTGGCATCCACGGCGACCTTCATCACCGCGATCGCCTTGCGCATGACATCGGCCTTGGATGTTCCCAGATCCTCGGCCATCTTTTCGATCAGCTCATTCGCTTCAGGCGTGATGTCCAAGCTCAAACGAATCTTGGGGTTTTGTGTGGTTGCCATAGTTTTCTCCTGTTTACAGCTCTCCGGGGTTACTCGGAGAGGAGAGCGTCTGTTGTAACCCGGTCACCTCCTGGCGACCCACGCTCTTTCCTGCGATCCTTGTTATTCGGTGAACACACGAGGCCGTGCGCAGTTCCACAGTCTAGTGCATCCGAGCGCAAGTGAACACTCGGCGTGAAGGGATTCCCCCGTCACCTGTTTAAAAAGTAAGTAAGTTTTACTTAAATTCCAACAGAAAAGTTATGAGCACAGAGATTCCCACGCTGGTGATCGATCCTCGCGATGAAGAGGAGATGGTCGCGTCCGTCATCGACGCCTTGCCCGATGAGATCACCGACCGCTCACGCGCGCACTGGATCATCGCAGCCATCGAGGCCATGGGCTCGATCTATGCCATGTGCACCTACTGGATCAACCAGTGGCCCACGAAGCTGCTGCTCAAGGTCATCGAGCTGCTCGGCATCGAGCGCGAGTCAGCGACCGCGGCGACTGCCACGCTCACCTTCACCTCGGCGGCTTCGACGGTGACGGACGTGACCGTGCCTGCGGGGACCGTGGTCAAGACAGGCTCGGGCGCGGACGCCATCGAGTTTGCCACGGACGTGGAACTCACGGTGCCTTCTGGTGGCGGCTCCGCCAACGTGGCCGCCACCGCGACCGAGACAGGCGCTGCGACCAACGTGTCTGCTGGCACGCTGACCAAGCTCGATGTGCCCGTCGCAGGCATCGCCAGCGTGACCAACGCATCGGCTGCCAGCGGTGGCCAGGACCTCGAGAGCTTGGACCAGATGATCGCCAGGACGCCGCTCGCGGTGCGTTCTCAAAACAGGATCGTGACCGACGAGGACGCGGCCAACGTCGCCGCGCGCGTCGATGGTGTATCGCGCGCCAAGGCGCTCGGCGCGCACTACTTCTTCGAGGACGAACTCAAGGGTGGGCTTGGCGCCTACGCGGTGGGCATCTTGCTCGATGGCACGCTGAACGACGGCGCGCTCTCCAGCGAACTCGAGGGAGAGATCGTCGAGGAACTTGAGAGCAAGGCCATGGCGTCGCTGCTGTTCACGCCCTTCCTCGTGCCCGTGCGTCTGGTCTACATCGAGAGCGTCGAGGTCGTCCTGAAGACGGGCTATGTGCTCGCCAGCGTCGAGGCCGCCATCGAGGCCGCGCTCGAGGAGTACCTCACCGCCTATGACCTGATCGGAGACGATGGCAGGACCATCGAGGGCAGCGGGTGGGAGTGGGGCGAGACGCTCTACGCCAACGAGATCATCTCGCTCATCGATCGGGTGGAAGGGGTGAAGCGCGTCGGTGCGATAACGTACCGCGTGAGTGACACGTATGGCGCGAGTTGGGATGGGGCACCGATATCACTAACCGACATCGCGCCTGGCAATGATGGCATGGTGTCTGAGGAGATCATCGAGCGGTTCGGACTCATCCACTGGGGAGGGGAGTTCAGCCCTCCAGTGGCATTTAGCGCCACGGCAATCACATAGGGCAGTCAGCGGTTGGAGAGCATCTCGGGTTTGTTCCCCCTTGATCCACCTCACAAAGGTTGTCGGCATTGCATGCAGTGCGCGATTCTTCGATGAGGACAGGGTTCGAGCCACACTCCAAAGAGGTGCCGTCGCATGTGTAGGAGATGCGGTTTATAACAATTTCACCACCGCATTCACCATCACAGCCAACGGTCTGGCCCGCTGTGTCGCAGACGTGGCCAGCTTCATGAGGCTTGCACCCATCGCAGCAAGGTCCATCAGCTTCGGTGCACTCGCATTGCTGTTGCCCGACGCATACGCCGCTCTCGCACACGCCGTCATAGGTGCCTTCCGCCGGGGTGCCACACCCGAAGCCCTCGCGCGCTGGCACGGAGGAGCAACCCGCCACCTCGTCACACATGGCGACCTGGCAATCGGGGTGCTCGAGCTGCGTGTCGCAAGGTGAGTTGGTCGAGGCGCCGCAGGTTCCGTCATCCTGGCAGGTGGTGCCAAGCGTGCACTCGAGGCCATCGTCGCAAGCGTCGCCCGCGTTGATGGGATCGCATCCATCGCAACACGCGGTCTCGCCGGTGCATGCGCAGTCGGGGCCTTCGTCGGCTTCAGGCATATCCGGCGCCATGTCCACAGGGGCGGTCATGTCTTGCGGCGTGGCCATGTCCTCGGTGTCAGGCATGTCCGCAGGCGGGGTCATGTCGGCGGTGGCCATGTCCCCCCAAGGTGGGGCAACCTTGCCAGGACCAGAATCGGCACAGGCGACCAGGCCGAGGGCAAACACAGCATAAAGAATCGATCGCATCGCGGCTCCATCGCGCATGTGATTGTGCCCAGCCTCAGATGGTGCTCTGGGGCTGGGCTTTGTTTCCGTACAAAATCAACGGTGGTTGTAGATTAAACCAAACACATCCGGCGAGTAGTATGTTTTTTGAGGAGCACTGGGCAGCTCCACAAGAATTTTCAGCTCTACTAGTTTATCAATATCACTGCGAGCCGTATTGTACGAAACCTCAAACTCATCCTGGATGAACTTGGGCAGAATTACCAAACGCTCAAAGATCTTATCGATGACCCATCCGAGTCGATTTGTGCCTTTGTCCTGCCTCATCAAGGTCAGGTAACGATCTCTCAAGGCCAAAAGGTCTTTGCACAGGTGATTGGTGGTTTCCGATGTCTCGATGACTCCTTGGAAACAAAACTCCAGCCAGTCTTCCCATTCACCGCGAGAACTGACGTTGTAAAGGCACTCGATGTATTTGTCCCTATTACGTTCGAAGTAAGGACTCAGATAAAGCCATTGCTCATCGAAACCGCCCCACTCTCGAATGCAAAGAGCCAACAAGAGCCTTCCAACACGCCCATTTCCATCCTTGAACGGGTGGATGGTTTCAAACTGATAATGGCAAATGAAGGCATCGACGAGGTTATGGATTTGCCGATCTTCTTTATTCAGGTGGACCTCCAGATCGGAAAGACAATTCGCAACTTCGTTTGGCGGCGGCGGCACAAACCTTGCTGGTTGTCCGATTTGTACTTGCACTTGTCTTATTTCACCTGGCTGCTTGTTATGGCCCCGGACGCCCTCGAGTAGTGTTTTGTGAAGCCGCCTGATCAGGCGGGTAGACAAAGGAAGTTCTCCCACCAAGCTCAAGCCTTGATCCAGCGCAAAACTGTAGTTTTCCACTTCCTGAAATGCGTTTGCATCATCATCACCAAATCCACTCGCGTCAGGATGCAGGTGAAACAACGCCTGAAGTTCCGGTTCAGTGTAAGTGCCCTCCAGGTTCGATGACTTTTGGGCTTCCAGTTTCTTGATTGGAGCAAGCACTAAGTTTGGGTTTGGAAGTTGACTTCCTTGAGCCTGCAGCGCAGCCAACGCTTCGGCTGCTTTAACCAGGAGAGGCCAGAGAGTTGGCGACCACCTGAAGCTAGTTGATAGAGGTGCTGGGACAAATGCGTGGGAGACGCCAGGTAAGTTTGCGGCTATTGGCACCACAGTTCCCATCGAGGTGTCCTGAAAGTCGGCTGGATTCACGTTTTAAACCTTGAGGCGACAGCAGCACTTGAGGTGAAGCTGGGGGTTGGATGTTTGATTTGCTTTTCAAAAAGTAACCAAAAACTGAAACAAGCCGCAATCGTTTTTCAAAAAGTCTGAAAAAACTGAAATGCAACCCATGCACTTTTCAAAAAGTAACCAAAAACTGAAACAAGCCGCAATCGTTTTTCAAAAAGTCTGAAAAAACTGAAATGCAACCCATTCGGCATTCAAAAAGAAGCGACAAATTGAAATGGCTGACAGCTTCCTACTCCACCTCCTGCCTCCGGCATGGCGGAAGGAGCCGCTCGCGCGTGGAATCGCCAATGCGCTCGGGCGCCCGCTCGATGTGTCCAGGCGATACGCCGAGACGCTCTACCGCTACATCGACCCTGAAGGTGCGCCAGAGGATGCGCTCGACTGGTTGATGTATGTCGTGGCCTTGCCCCCCAACCGAGGGCTCTCCGCGCGTCGCAAGCGCAACTTGATCGCGACCGCATGGCAAACGTGGAGCAGCAAGGGGAGCAAGCCCGCCATCGAAGCCTGGGTGCAGGCGGTGGTGGGCGTGACCGCCGAGGTGAGGAACCTCACGAACACGGCGTTCATCGCAGGCATCAGCAAGGCCGGTGACATCTGTGGGCCTGGTGTCCTGGCGAACAAGTGGGAGATCGCGATCCCAGACGGGAGCATCGATCCCACCGAGCTGCGCAGGATCCTCGTGCCCATGGTTCCATCCCACACTTCTTACCGGATCGTCGACCTCTTCGGCGCGGTCCTCGACGACTTCCCCGTATGAGGCTACCCGATGGCAAAGACAACCTTCACCGACGGCTTGACTGCGGTCGCAGCTGCGTTCCTCAACAAGATCTTCACCCACGTTCATGATGGGCTGGATCAGGATGGCAGCGCGCCCAAGGTCGACCTCGGAGCTCACACGAACCTCGATACCGGTGGAGCTGCGATCAAAGCACCAGGCCATGCAGTTGCCTGGGTGACTTATGAGGTCGATAACTCAGGGAACCTCGTGACCATCCACGAGAGTTTCAATGTGAGTTCGGTGACCATGGAATCCTCGAACGAGGTTAACCGAATCGACCTGACGAACAACGTTCGTACCGACCTCGACGGAGGCGGCAACCAAGACGATGTGTTTGCCGTCACCGTTTGCCAAAGCCTCACCAAGGCCATCTTTGTAGGGGCGAGATCTCGAAAGCGCTCGGATGACTCCGAGGTGGTCTACGTCAACTACGAGGACGACACTGGCGCCGCGACCGCACCGCTGGCACGCATCATCTCGGTCGTCGTCTTCGGGCAATACCCCTGATGTACCAAGTCTTCGAACAGATCAACGAGCTCCGCCGGGAGATGCGTGGACGCCGTAAGGGCTACTACGTCTCGCTCGTGACGGACGCGGTGCAGTCATTTCGACGCTTGCAGCACGCGCCCGAATGGCTCGCTGAAGGTGCTCCCGATCTGGCAAAGCGCATCGGTTCTCCGATCCTCGATGTGATCCCGGCGGTGGGTTCGAGGTTGGCGATGATAAGCCAGGACGGAGACCCGGATCGCGCCGCATGGTTTGGTCAGGTCTGGGACGAGTTGGCGAGCGAGCTCACGGTTTGGATTCGCGCGAACCTTGCATCCGATCCAGGCCGCATCGAACTCGGCGCGAACAAGTCGATCCACATCAGGATCGGAAGCGCAGGCGATGACGCTTCAGGTGAGTTCACGCTCACACCGCTCGATGATGGAACGGTGCGGATCGAGACAGCGAGCGGGCAGCTCGTCATCGGAGCCGATGGCAAGATCTACCTGGGCAATGGCCTGGTGAACCTGGTCTCACTGGTGGGGGATCTCGCTGATCGTGTGGATGACATCTGTGAGCAGATCGGCTTGGCGCAGGTGCCGACCGCGATCGGGCCTCAGACCTTGACCACGGCGCCTGTGATCTCGGGCGCGATCAAAACTGCGGTGCAGCTGATCTCTACAAACGTCGGAACCATCGAGGGTTGAGCATGGCCGTTGGAGACCAGACAGGCACAGACATCGCGGCCGCCATCACTGCGCTCGGGATAGACGAGAACACGACTACCGAGGCCATCTGGCGCGCGATCGCCAAGGAGATCATCGAGAACCGCCTGGTGGCGAGCAAGCCAACGGCGAGCGGTGATCCGGGCGAGCCTGGGCAAATCCACTGGGATGGCGCTGGTGGGGAACTCTACGTCCACACGGGCTCGGGCTGGGTGAAGTTCTCGGCCTCGACCTTCTGACCTTTCAAACAAACAGGGGAGCTGATGACAACGCTCTGGGACAAGTTCCAGGCAGCGGTGCGGTATGTCCGAACCACCGTTGCCGCCGCAGTCGCATCGATCCGCGTGGCGCCGACGATGACACCATTCAAGCTGCTCGATGGCGTGAGCGCAGACAACAGCGCTCCGGCCTTGAGCACCGATGGCGCCGATGTCGCGGGATGGGCGACGCTCAATCTCTTGTGGGTCCATGGCACGCCTGGCTCCACCTCGGAGATCGAGCTCTACATCTATGATGGCGAGGACTGGATCTACCACTCCACACAGTCGCTCTCGACAGACACCGGGCTGCTCGACGCCTGGGACATCGAGGGGACCGCCGAGCGCGTGTACGTCAGGCTCACGACGATCAGCGCTGGCAACGTCACGGTGAAGCTCACCCCGCACAACGAGTCCTGATATGTCCAGCCTTCGCAACAGATTTCGGGGAGGGGGTGGCAGCGAGGTCATCACCTCGCTCGGGTGGAACGAGGACCTCGCCGCCTTGCCTTCGCTCGAGTTCGACGCGAGCCTCGCGGTGGGATGCACCGAGGGGCAAGCGAACGCGGCGCTGTCTGTGGACACTGGCGCGCTCGTGATCAACACGGCGGACGCGGTCACCGCAGGTGCGACGACGACATGGGAAGCTGTGTGGTGGATGGGAGACCCGATCAAGGATCCCGTCGATTTCTTCTGGCGCGCCGAGATGCTTTCGAGCGTGATCACGGTCAACATCCTCAGCGTGGGATTCGGCGTGTACTACCTCGAGGACGGCGCGACGATCGGCGCGAACCAGTCGGGCACCACGGACCCATGGTTCGGCTTTGGCGTCACGGCCTGGCACAAGGGGTATATGGAGGGTTTCGGAGAAGCGCCCACATCACTCAGCCAGGCGACTCACCACGCGATGCACTCGAACGTTTCACGCTATCCGAGCGCGGTTCACGCCGAGAGCCGGGGAACGTCTTACGCGTCGCTCGTCGGATTCACCGAGCAGATCAAAGACCCTCGCGATGTGACTGACGGCATCGCGGCGCCGAGCGGCGCGCGCTTTCGTCCCGCGCTCAGGGTTCAACGCCTCGGTGGCAACGGGCAGCTCGAGGTGCGCGTCGACCAATTCCAACTCAACTGGCAACCCTGAGAGGACCTCATGACCGCGACATACTCCAAGCTCTACGGCGCGCGGCGCACACCCACCGCGAAGAGCACACCAGACGCAGCCAGCGAGATCGATCTCACCGGGCTGCCTGCGCGCGCGAAGATCGTCTTCGCCTTCGAGCCAGGGCGCACGGTGGACATCACCCTGCTCGATGGGTCCGGCGGCGAGCTGCTGATCACGACCACGATGGGAGGCGATGACCACTACAAGACGCCTCCGCTGCTCGTCGATGACGGCCCCTTCTCTCTCGAGAGCGCAGGCGCCGACACTGCCATCCCGCTCAGCGTGCTCGAGCAAGGGGTCTTCTGAGAACGTGAGGCGCCAACGCGTCGAACCAAGAGGTAAACATGTTGATCGATTACACCGAGATCTCTACGCGGATCGAGGACACCGCCATCTTGCAGCGCATGGGCTTTGACCATCGCGGACGCCCGCTCGCCGTCGATGGCATCGCGGGCAAGCTCACAAAGGGCGGGCGCTTCCTCAACCCGGATGTGGTCACCACGCCGATCGCGAAGGAGGCGCTCGAGGACCTGCTCGCGGGCGCGCAGGAAGAAGGCCGCCCCAACGATGGCGCCTGGGTGCGCGGTTACATGCGCAACACTCGAGGTCCATGGTGCGCAGGCTCATCATCAACCTGGCTCGCGAGAGCACACGGTGACGAGGTGCCATACAAGAGAGGCGCGAGGCGCCTCGGTCTCGCGGTCGCCAGGGCGAGCTCCGTGGGGAAGATCGAGGACCCCTTCGAGCTCGAGCCTGATGACTTGCTGATCCTCAACCGCGACGGACCTGACGAGGGGAACGACCCGAACGATGACTGGAGCGGGCACGTCGGCGTGATCGCAGCCGTGGACGACGATTGGATTTACACGATCGAGGGGAACGTGGGCAGCTTCCCAGCGCCGGTGCGTGTGTTTCGGCGCGCGCGCAAGGACCCGGGTAGCCCGACTTCTCCCTTCCTGTTTGGAGCGAGGTGGAACGGATGACAGACGCAAAGACAGACAAGCCCCTCGACCAGGCGCACGAGCGCGCTGGCTATTTCCTGATCCTGGTGGGTGGGCTGATCGCGCTGCTCGCCGCCGGCGCCGTGCTCTCTGCGGCCCTCGGTGCGCAACTCGATTCCGATGTGAAACCCCTCGTGTACGTCGCTGCCATTGGCGCGGCGCTCGCCGGTTTCGGGACGGTGACGTTGCTCGGGGTCAAGCACTACGCGGGGCTCTCCATCAAAGCAGGTCAGGCAGAAGCCAGGATCGAAGGAAGGGCCGATGACTGAAGGCAAGCAAGACGCTCTCAAACAAGGCATCGCCGCTGCGATCGTCGCGTTGGTGGTGTCCGCACTGACCACGGCCGCTGTCTCTTGGGGGATGCTCCAGCGTCATGACGAGAGGATCGGTGTGCTCGAGCGTGGTGACGCCGCAAGGCAGGTCGCGGACACCGCGCGCGACGAGAAGATCGACAACCTCCAGCGCCTCATGATTCGAGTAGACGAGCGTACCGCTGGGACCGACGCGCGCCTCCAACGAATGGAGCGCGCCATGGATAGACGAAGCCAGCCATGA